AAATTTAAGGTCACGCTTTTTACGATCCCGTTTAAGACGAGCGAAGATCATCTTAGGGAAATGAAGAAGCTTGATTGGGTGGAGTTGGCCGTGCATGGGTTTAAGCATAATTCAAACGATGAGATGTTGCTTCTTTCAAGGGATGAGATCCTTGACTTTTTTTCCAGGGTTGACTTTACAACTTTTGTCAAAGGATTTAAAGCCCCAGGGTGGAGGATTAATAAGACGGGCGTGGAGATATGCAATGAATTGGGATTGTGGATCGCGCTCCATAGAAAACACCTCCTCTCTCTTGCTCCACTATGTTCTAACGGCTTCTATGTTTATGGAAGAAGATATGACGCGTGGCACAGCCACGCGGGGGATGCCGAAGATAATTGGGTGAAGAAAGATTTGCCGATGCTTTTAAAGAGATGGCCCGTGGATCAAGAGTTTATATTCGTGTCTGAGGCGATAGAGAGATGATCGACATTTTAATGACGACGTACAATCGCGCTGAATTTTTAAAGAAGACCTTGAACAGCCTGTTTCAAAAGACGAGGGACATTCCTTACAGGCTCTTCATCGTTGACGATTGCTCGACGGACGAGACTCCAGAATATTTGTCTAAACTGAGTCACGAGAATCTCTGCCACGTTTCGCTTAGCAAGAAGCGCCACGGGGTTCGGTATGGGTTCAACCTCTTGTGGTCGGAGTCCAAGTGGCACGACGCCTTCTACGAATATTTTCCTTACCTCTGCTACTTCCAGGACGACGTGGAGATTTTTGAGGACGAGTGGCTTGGAACTCTTCTTGAAGCGTATGAGGAGTTAAAGGAGAAGTATGATATTGGGTTTTTTTCTGGGTATGACTGCATCGAACACCCAACCATTGAGTCGGTCGACTGGAATGGTAGAAAGGTGCTCATCAAAGCTTCTCAAGGTTTTCCGAATGTTATAGGTGAGAAGAAATTTTGGGAGTCGATAGGGCAGGTGCCAAGGTTTAACCCTGATGGTCACCCAATCGGGTTTCCTGATAAAGGGAAAGGATCAAATTTAGATGTCTGGTTTACAGGATGTTACAGCAAATCAAGATTTGATAAAGGCGCGGCTTCCCTAAATTGCAGTTTTAATCAGGAGAAGAAGATCATGGTTATTCCGATGATGAGGCACTTGGGGCAAGTTAAAAACTCCACGTGGGATTCGAAGAGGATGATGGGGGAAGTGAGGTTGGTTAAATGACTGAAGTTTTTAAAAAGGTAATTTTAACATCCAACGTTAATGGCACCGTCTTTAAGATTGAGGGAGACGTCACCGACGTTAAGGCTACTCCTCGTGGCTCGATCCTTTTTGCAAAGGATCATTTTAAAAATAGAGACGATCTTGTGATTGCAGAGATAGGGGTTCAGTGCGGTCTTAACGCCGAGTATATCTGGAATGAGCTTCATCCAAAGTTATTGGTTCTTATCGATTCATGGGACGCCTCAGGTGGGCAGATGAATAATCTTAATCTTGCTGAGACGTGGCACAGGCTGCATGGCGAGAGAGAAATTATCTTTATCAAAGGATGGTCTTCTGATGTCTCAAGAATCCTTGGCCTTCAGTTCGACTTCATCTACATCGATGGAGATCATGCGGAAGTTATGGTTAGAGGTGATATACTGTCGTGGCTTCCAAAAGTCAAGCCAGGCGGATTGATCGGAGGTCACGATTTCGATCACCCTGCTGGAGTGGCAAAGGCAGTTAATGGGGTGTTCGGGGAAAGAGTTATAACTCGTGTGAATGGATCAAAGTTAATTGGGGATGATTGGATGGTGCTGGTATGATCTTTGACTGCTTCCCATTTTTTAATGAGTTGGATCTGCTTGAAATTAGGATGCATGAGTTAGACGCGGTCGTTGATTACTTCGTTGTTGCGGAATCTAACATCACGCACCAGGGAACTTTGAAGCCTCTTTATTTCAAAGAGAATCGGGAAAGGTTTGAAAAATTCGATCATAAAATCTTATTCGAAAGCGTGAATGTTGAAGGAGATAACGCGTGGGAGAGAGAACACAGCCAAAGAAATTTGATCTCGTCTTTAATCAAGGATATAGCAAAACCTGATGATATCGTGATTCTGTCGGATGCGGACGAAATACCGAGAGCCGAAAAAATTAGGGAGGCCATAAAAAATCATGATTTAAAAGATCCGGTGACCTTTGACCCATGGCTTTTCTACTACTATCTTAACGGCCTTGTAGCAAAAGATTATGAGTGTGGACCTGTCATGGGTTACTTTGGGCAGATCGTTGACCAATACGAAGGATTTCACAATTTTAAATGGCTGAACGGCCAGAGAAAATTTCAGGCGATAAAGGACGGGGCGTGGCATTTTAGTTGGATAGGGGGTCGTGAGAAGATTGAGGAAAAAATAAAGTCGTGCGCCCATGTAGAATTGAATAACTCGAGTCTTCTGAGTGTTGGAAAAATAGAAGAAATCGTTGAAGGTGGAATTCACATCACCGAAAGATCAGTGGATAGAATCGTCAAATACGTTCGGATTGACGAAATGTTTCCAGAGTATCTTTTTAAGAACCAAGAATTATTTTCTAATTTAATTCACGGGGTAACTTGATGGAAGGAATTCATCCAAGTACAGTTTTTGGAAAAGAAACAAGGATTAGCCTTTATGTGGTGATTGAAGAGGGTTGCATCATCGGTGACGGTACTTTCCTGGGTGTTGGGTGCGTATTGAGAACAAATACAAAGATAGGAAAAAATTGCGTTATTGGCCATTACTGTATATTTGAAGGCGGCTGTATTTTAGGGGATAGAGTCACAATGGGGCCACATGCGATCATCACACGAAATGCGATCGTTGAAGATGATGTTTTCATTGGGCCTCACTACCTTGGACTGAACGACAAAAAAGTCTGGCATGGCCGAGGTAAAGAAAAGGTGATTTTAATTCCACCGATAATCAAGAGAGCCGCAAGAGTGGGGGCAAGTGCTCTTGTTATGCCGGGGATTGTTATAGGAGAAAATTCTTTGGTGGGCGCGGGTTCGGTTGTGACAAGGGACGTTGAACCAAGAACTATCGTCTGTGGAAATCCAGCTAAGTTAAAGGGGCGTGTTCCAGAAGAGGAGATATTGTAGATGAAGGTAGGTGGCATCATCATTGAAAACTCTTGCCTGATGTTTAATGAGTGGCGGGACAGGTATGAAAAGATGAGTTATAGGGATAATATTGATTTCCATAATCAGATGGAATCAATGTATCCTAACCAGGCGCACTTCAAAGCGGATAACGTGATAACTGCATTAGATCTCATAGGCAAGCCGTTTAAAGTTCTTGAGTTTGGAGGGTGGAAGGGAGACCTGGCATTTGCGATGATGGTTCATTACGGAGACGCCATTATTGATTGGGTTAACATTGAAATTTGCGAGGCGGCTATAAATAAGACCATATACCCTTCTAAAAAATACAGGATAATAAAGCCTCATCGATTTGACTGGTTCGCAGAGGAAAGAGTTGAGAAGCCAGATGTTATAGTTGCCACTCATTTCATCGAACATATTTCAAACGAGCATTTTGAGCTGTTGGCAAGGTATGTCTCGGGAGTTCCTGTCATCTATTTTGAATCACCAATGGAAGACGATGGGCAATCGTGGGACGGTTACATGGGAACTCATAAGTTAACCTACGGGTGGAACGATGCTAAAAGAATTATGGAGCATCACGGGTATTCGAGCATTGATTTAAAACAGGGAAAGATTTTTTTATTGAAGGAGGATAGAGATTGAAGGCGATTGCTTTTTTTCAGAACGGGTTGGGAAATTTCATCCTCATGATGCCAAGCCTCGCGGCCGTTGCGTCGATGACCGATGAAAAAAAGATCGACGTCTGCACCGATGCAAGTTGGAAGGATTGCCGTAGGCCCGCGGTGGAACTGCTTTGTAAAAATTGGGGCGTCGTTGGAAAGTTTATCAACTACCCAAGCGATCGCCTTGATCCGAAAGATTATGAGATTTGGTACTTCACTCTTCATGGGGTTAACGGTTCAAACATCGTGAACGTCTTTAAAAATAATATGCGGAGAATCGTCCCTCGGCCAAGGTGGAGAGAATCGGGAATTCATGAGAGCGAATATTATGAGACGGTTGCTCGATCCATGGGATATGAGGGCGAGATGCCGATGGTTGATTTTCCTTTTGCCGACGCCCCCATTCTCGATCTTCCGAGGCCAATCATAGGTCTTTGCAACGGTTATTTTCGGGTCTCGAACCACTACTGGGACGCGAAGGGATGGCCTCACTTTACCCGTTTTTCTAAGGTTGTAGAGCGTTATTTTGGTGGGTCAGTGGTTGGTGTAGGGTTAGAGGGAGAACTTCCCCCCGAGATTCATCTTGCAGCAAACTTTGCCGGAAAATTAAATATACTGGAGACGGCAAAAGTCATCTCCCAACTTGATCTTTTAGTAACGACTGACACTGGCCTCATGCACCTTGCAAACTTGATCGGGGCGCCGATGATCGCTCTCTTCGGCCCAACTCTAACGACAAAGAACGCGCCGAAAGCTAAGAGCTCAACCGTTCTTCAAATGGGGATCTCTTGCTCCCCTTGCCAGGATAGCGTGAGGTGGTTTAAGTGTAAAACGAACAACTGTATGCAAGGCATCACCGTCGGAGACGTGGTGGCTGCGGCAAAGGAGAAGCTCGATGTCAATAGAAATTATACCTAACGTGATTTCTTTGGTCGATGTTAAGGCGCAAATCGACCCAGCGATGGGGATCGATTATGATGACTTCATCCAAGGCTTGATCGACGGCGTCGTGGCGGAAGCGGAGGGCGAGATTGGGATGAAGATGATCTTGGTTGAGGATGAGATCGTATATCTTGATGGTGGAAGAAAGACTCTCTGCCTTCCCCACCTCTATATTAATAATGTATCAATATGGGAAGATTCTTCTAAGTTGTTTGCCCCAGGAGATTTGGTCTCTCCTGCGGATTATACCATCTATGAAAATAGAGGGATCATTAGGAAAGATACCTTCCACTTTTTGAAAGGCAACAAGGTCATAAAAGTACAATATGACGGCGGCTATTCTTCGGAGACTCTCCCGAGAGATTTGAGTCGGAAATTAATTAAGCAAACCGCTTATGAATTTAGAAGGAGAAAGGATCTGGGCCTAATGTCCGTCACCTATCCGGACGGGTCAATCAACAAGATGTCCGTTGACGAGTGGTTACCCGACGTAGAAAAAGTGTTGGATAGATATCGGAGGATTACTCTTTAATGGAAGAAAGCAAGATCGATGGAATTGGGAAGATCCCCCCTAATATTTTTAAGCAAGCGGAGAGAATCATCACCCGACAGGCGAGGGCGATGCAACGTTACGTTCGTACGGAACACTTGACTGGGGGAACGACCAGCACTCGACTGCGGGTGAGGACGGGGAAATTGAGAGCTTCCTGCATTCCAATTCCGACCGAGATTAAAGAAGGTTCTGTAGAGGGAGGGATCTCGTTTGGAACGGTTTACGGCCGAGTTCACGTTGGGCCAAAAGGACAGACGACGACCATCACCCCAAAGAAGGGGAAGTATTTAACGATCCCTCTGCCGGCGGCTATGACTGGAGCAGGAGTCGCGAGAGGTTCGGCAAGGCAAGGTCCTTGGGGCGAAACCTTTGTAGCAAAGAGCAAAGAAACTGGGAGCCTCATCATCTTTGGAAAGCGGAAAATTACGAGCGGAAAAAAGGTTGGAGAATTAAGAGGTCAAATCACCCCTCTCTTTCTCCTGCTTAAATCGGTGAGGATAAAGGCCCGCGTTCACCCGGAAGATATCAAGGAGTGGATCCGGCCAAAATTGATCCAGGATTTTATTGACCACGGAGTAAAGGTGGAGTGATATGGCGAAGCCCGTTAAGACTATTTTGATGGACGCGATAGAAGAGGCTCTAAAAACAGTCACCTCAGTTAAGCAGTGGAAGCGGGGGCAAGGGATACCGATAGACCAGGACACGGCAATATATCCGTGGGGATGCTTTTTTGATGAACCGGTATCCCGAAAGGACAACAACCGCGTCGTGCACGTGACGATCGATCTTATTATTCACGTGGCCTTAAAAGGAGAGACGCGAGTCACCTTTGATAGCATGGACGAGATGGACGCAGATATCGAGATCGCAATATTAACCGATCAGACGATATCGGAGTGGTCGATCAACCGACTGAAGCCGGCTCCGGCTGATAAGTTGTACGTTGATGAAGAGACCGGGCTTTTGCAGGTAGTGTATCAGATGACCTATAGTCACAAGTGGAAAGATCCTTTTGATCCTGCGAAGTAGGATCTTAATGGATAAAAACAAAAGGAGGTACTGAGATGGAAAAGGTAGCACACAGCACGGAACTTTTTACACTGGGGAAGGGGATCGTTAAGTTTGATCGGTTCGACGTAGATGGTCTTCCAACTGGGTTGAGAGACGTGGGCAACGCCCCGGCTTTTAACCTGACGATTGAGATCGAAAAGATTGAACACATAACGAGCCGCGAAGGAATTGGAACGGTAGACTGGACGAGGACTAAGATCCGAAGGCTCAAGGGCAACTTTGAACTCGATGAATTTGATCGAGAAAATTTGAGGCTCTGGCTCTTTGGTCAAACTGGGTCGTTCTCCATCGCTCCACTGACCTCGGGAGATTTGATCGGGGCTTTGGACTTCTGGCCAACGAACGATATCGGTCCAAACTACCACTATGAAGGATGGAGGGTAAAGTTGTCCCCCACCGGGAACTTAGGTCTAATTAGCGATGAACTTGGAAAAATCGGGTTTGAGTTCGAGGCGGAAACAGACGTCGATACTCATCCAGTCAGCCCGTATGGGCTGATGACCTTGATTGGAGAGTCATGATTATGGCCGATGAAAAAACAGAGGGACAAATTTTATCTCCGGGAATTGACGTGGGAGGATTTAGAGTTAAGCCGTGGTCGTTCGAACAATTCTTTGACCTGCTTCCAGTATTTGTTAAGGGGTCAATGATCCTGAAGGATAAAGGGATCGGGATCAAAGAATTTGAATCGCTGGGTGAGGACTCTAATGAAATCCTCTCTATCGTCTCTTCTCTCGGTCCAATCATTCCTGAAGTGGTGGCAAGAACGATCGAATGCTCGATCGAAGAAGTTAATAAAATGGAGTTTGATCGCGTGGTCTCTATCGCTCTTGTCGTCTTGATTCAGAATGTGGAGAGAATAAAAAACTTCTCTGGCCTCGCACGGACAGCCATGAGTTCGTTGGCAACCAGTTAGCTGAGGCCTTAGAGTTTTTGGTTCGACGAGGCCATGGGTTCGATGACTTATGGCGTCGTTATACGATCGATCAAGTGTGGCTTTTCTATAGCGCTGCGCAAGAGAACCTTAAGCGCGAGACCTTTGATTTGGCAATTGCTTTAAGAATCTCTTTTGGGGCGGATCAGAAAGATTGGAAGAGTTATATCCAGGCGCTGTCTCCTAAGAAGATTTCTTCGGCGGCTCCAAGCAAGGCGTCATCGAAGAATAAGTTCAAGGAAATGAAGAGGTTGTTAGATGGCAAATGAGCAAGAGATTGCAAAACTGGTCATCAGATTAGTTGCTGATATAAAGGGCTTAAAGCAACAGTTCGCGGAGGTTCAAAAAGATACCAAGACCCTTGCCGATCAAACTCAAAAGCATGCCAGCACGTTTGCTTCTTCCATAGCGGGGGTTCAAGCCGCTTACGTTGGAATGGCCGCTGCCGTTTATGCATCCTATAAGATCATTCAGGGTGCCGTTGCCTTGTTGGATATTGGCGCCAAGGCTAAACAGACCGAAGAATCCTTTGCCATGATGACCAAGTCTTTGGGCGTGAACGGAGAAGAGATGATCCGACGGATGAAGGAGGTCGGGATTGTCTTTGTCGAACAGACTGGGTTAATGATTAAAGCTCAAAGGCTTTTGGTTGAGGGGGTTAGCCCGGAAGACATTGTTGGATTGATGGAAGCCGCACGCGTGGCTGCGAGGTTGATGGGCATCGACGTAGAAGCAGCTTTCGAGAGAATCTCTGAGGCGGTCATTACTTTGAGGACGAGAGGATTGAAGGCCGCTTTCCCGATGGATCTGGCTGAAGTAACGGAACGTTATGCCAATTCTCTTGGAACCGTCACAAAATACTTGAACGAGGTTGGACAAAGACAGGCGATTATCAATGAGATCAACCGTCAAAAGATAGAGAAGAAAAGCTTCTTAGGCGCCGTCATGGATGAACCGTCGGTTGCCGAGGATCTTCAAAAAGTAAAGTCTGCCTTGAGAGAGTTAAAGGAAGAGTTTTCAAAGGTGTTGGTTGAGGCCACTTCTGCTTCGAATGCTCTTCCCATTTTCATGGATATTGTTAAGGCCCTGATCGAGGGGATCAAAGAACTAAAGAATTTTAAAGGAGAATTTGGAATTTTATTTGGTTCCATCGAACTTGGATTGAGGACGATCCTGATAGGAGTTAAGGGATTTTTCACGGGAGTTACCGCCATCTTTTTTGGAGTCATGGAAATCAACTATGAACTTTTGAGTCTTTTCAATTTTATAACTGTGGGAGCTATCCCTGGGCTCAGTAAAGCGGTCGAAGACTTTGGGGCAAGAAAGCAGAAGGTCTTAGATTCCCTCATTCGTCAGGCCGAAGATTTAAATAAAGTTATTATGGGGAAGGAAGAAGCTAAAACTCCTGAGGCTAAGAAAGCTGTTGTCGGGATGGGGGAGGTTGCTAAAAAAGATCAGATCGATCAAGAGAAGCTTAAGGACGATCTTACGAAATTTAGGCTTGCAAACGAGGAGCAAAGGATCGCGGCTCAGAACGAGATCGTTAAGTCTGGCCTTGAAAAACAGAGGGCCATGCAGATAGAAGAAGCGAGAAGAACGGGGCAAGATGTGACCTTGATAGAGATCGAGTGGGATCGCCGCATGGCTCAGGAAGAATTGAAGGCCACTCAAGCAAACTTAGATACGAAGAGAAAATCTGAGCTTGAGCAAGCAAGACGAGATGGAATGGATCGGGAAGTTGTCAAAGAAAAATTTCGCACTCTCGGGTTGGCGGCGGAAGCGAAGTACTCGGCCGAGGCTGCCAAGATTGATGCCAAAGCTGCTGACTATGCTCGCCAACTGTGGGCCGAGCGAGAGACTAAGATGGCGGACTTTAGCAAACAGTTGGCCGAAATATCCGGAGACTACGACGCCATCACATCAGCTCAGGCGAGAGGGTTGGAAGTCGAGCGCCAGGTTTTTCTCCTCTCCGATCAAGCTGCCAAGTTAACGAAGGATCAACTTATAACTTACAACAATCTGATGGATAAGCGAATCGAAAAACTTAAGCAGGTTCGCGAGTTAGAATCCTTAAAAGAAACCGCTGAGTTTCGTAAGCAGATTGGGGAATTAACCGGCGACTGGGTATTGATGAAGGATGCCGAGATCGCGAGCCTTGAGGCCGAAAGACAGATCACTATAGCTACAAAAGGATTAACCGAGGCTCAACGTGAATTAATTAACACCATCTATGAAAAAAGAGATGCTGAACTCCAAGCACAGAAGGACATGAACGTTGGAGCGCTGATAGAAATCGGCGCGAGAAAGGAAGCCATCAACCTCAACCAACAACTTGCGGACTCCTTTCAAAATATGATTCCAAATGCCCTGAACGCGGGGGCGGGAGCAGTTAAGGGTTTTTTGAAGAATTTGGCTGATGGGACCATGTCAGCAAAAGAAGCATTCAAACAACTTGCGAAAGATTTTGGGACGAGCATCATGGACATGATCATAGACGTGGGCATGCTTATTCTGAAGATGGAGATTTAAATGCCCATGGATATGGGACCGGCGCAGGTGCGCCGGCGGGTGGAGGTAGTTTAGGTGGCATGGGAGGTGGCGGGGGTATTTTAGGAACTGTCATCTCTCTTTTGGGAAGCCTTATAGGTTTTCAAACTGGTGGGTTTATCCGAGGCCCATCTGGAGCGGACGTTATTCCGATTCGTGGGACGGCTGGAGAATATATGCAGCCAGTTCCAGCCGTTCGCTACTATGGCGTTCAAGCGATGGAAGCTATCCGAAGCCGCGCCATTCCAAGAGAACAGCTTTTGAGTTTATTGTCAGGGGTTATTCCATCTCGTCGGGCGCAACCCTCTTACGCCCTTGCCGCAGGAGGCCCCGTTCCATCGGAGTATTCCCCAATGGAAAAAGGCAAGGTAGAATTGACCTTCATTAACGTGTCGGACCCGCGAGATATAGACAGGTATCTCTCCTCCGCTGCAGGACAGAATGCCGTCCTCAATGTCCTGAGCAGCAGAGCCGAGACCGTTAAAAAGATAATGAGATGACAGAGATAAATGAACACTTGCTCATTCGACCCGATTGGAAAAACCCAATCCTTTATCGAAGGAAATGGCAGACGGGGATCTCGTCCGCTTTGGACGGGAACGAAGTTAGGTCGGCGCTGCTCACGTGGCCCCGGAGGACTTTGGTTTACTCGATCTTGTCAAAGGGGTTTGCAGAGTCGTCCTATATAAGAAGAAAGATGCATAAGAATCTCCACAATGTTTGGGGGGTCCCGTTCTGGCAAGATAAGACTGTTTTAACGTCTCAGGCTTCATTGGGACAAAAAATCTTGAGTGTAAGATCAACCGCGGACAGAAATTTTGAGGTTGGAGGATCATGCATTCTGCTGAGTCCAAACGATCTGAGTTTGTATGATGCTGGGGTCATAGTTGCAGGGGGTTTAAGTCCATCGCAAATCACGCTCGAAGAAGATCTTGCTCACACCTGGCAGCCTTACACGGAGGTTTACCCCGTCTTAAAAGCCCGGATAAAGACGGGTCAAACGTTGAACGTGATCACGTCTCGGATGGTGGAGACGGGGATCGAGGCGGTGGAGGAATATGACGACGGAATCGTCCGCAACATTGGAGATGCAGATTCATTTCCCGATTATAAAGGTTTTTATGTGTTTGATCGAACGCCAAACCTTAAAGATGGTGGCCAGAAGTTCTTCCATCCTTATGACTCGCTGTTCTTTCTTGGAAAATCTTATTCGATGTCCCATTACATTGAGACCGCTTTGGGGTTGCAGGCGAATCATCTCGCGCCGGATAAGTCCGAAATTCAAAGTATCTTAGATTTCTTTGATTATCAGATGGCCAGGCTTGGATCATTCTGGATCCCCACGTGGCAGCAGGATCTCCGCGTGACTCAGGCGTTTGGCGCGGGCGCGACTACCCTGGAGATAGAATCCGTTGAATTTTATGACTATTGGCTGGGCACAAAAACGGGGATGCACGCAGTTTTTATGTGGCCAGGGGAAGCCCCCATTTATAAAGAGATTGTTGATTCATCTCATCCGATGACTGACCCAGCAACCATAACGTTGGACGAACCCATTGGAAGGGCTTGCTCCAGTCAGGAACTTCCAAGACTCTTGGTATCGTTCCTTTTATTCTGTCGATTTGATCACGATGAGATTGAGATGAAATATATTACGGATATGATTGGGGAAGCAAATCTTTCTTTTAGAACTATTTTGGACGAGGTTCCGATGGGAGGATCATGAAAGATTTAACTCCGAGTTATGTCGCTAAGGAAGAGGCACCTCAACGAAAGCCCGTTGAACTTTATCGCATTTGGCGAGGCGACGAAACTCCCCACTGTTATACCAGCGGAGATGTTGCCATACCTCCCCAGACGATAGAACCCATTGGTCTTGGAATTGGGAATGTTGAGTATCTTCCTGCAACTATTAAGCGATCATTGATTCGCTATGACTCTCAACTTGAAGTTACGAAATGCTCGATTCAGGCAGCGTTTGTGGAAGACCCTGTTCTTGAGTTTGTCGCCATAAATCCCGTGGATATATACTGGGTCATGATCATGAAGCTTCACAGGGAACAATTGCCTTTGGAGGCTGACGTGATATTTCTTGGTCAAATCAAAAGCGTCTCTTTTAAGGGGATCCAGGCCGATGTCGAGTGCGTCGGGTTTGAACACTTCCTAAAAATGCCGATCCCGACCGAGAGATACCAGATCACCTGTAATTGGAAAGTGTTTGATTTGAAATGCGACAATCCCGCCGGTGCATGTAGCAAAGAAGGTCATAGGACTACGACGGAGGTGACGCTTGATCCGACGAAAACTATATTAACTTCTTCTGCTTTTGAGGATAAACCTACCGGTTATTTTATCGGTGGAACGGTTGAGTTTGGAGTTGAAAAAAGAACCATAGTCGCTCACTGGGGTGATACGATCACGATGTCTTATCGCATGATTAACCTTGATCTTAATGATGATGATATTTCTGATGGCGACGTGGATGCTTATCCAGGATGCGATGGACGGGCGGCAACGTGCAGGGATAAATTTGTTAACAATAACATCTTTAACTTTTTTGGGCACCCATACATTCCGATTGAAAACCCGGCGATGAGGACATGATGGAGAAGGAAAATAAAGCGTGCCTTAGGGGCGGGCCTTAAGATGACCCTGGAGGTTAATTGATGGGAAGTCAGCCCCTTAATAATGAGGACAAGATGGAATATTTTTTTGACGACGAAGAGAAACAGAAAGAACTTAAACGCATTCTTGATGAATGGATGGGGACACCATTTCGGCATCAGTGCGGCGTGAAAGGTCTTGGGAGTGATTGCGCCTATTTTGCGGCAAGAGTTTTTGAGGAGATTGGCGTCTTGCAATGGAGAAAGAATCTGATGCCAGACTATCCGAAGGACTGGCATCTTCACAACACGAGAGAGTTGCTGAAAGAAATGATCGAGAAAGAATTTAGGTGCGAGAGCATCGGGTTTGAATCCTTTCTTAATGGAGACATGGTTCTTCTTCACTATGGGAAGGCGGCCTCACACGTTGGGATATTTTTTGATGGCCATTTATATCAAGCAATCGAGCAAGTTGGGGTTTGCAGAGCCTCCGCCCATGAGAAGGGGTTGAGAAAGCGGATGCGATTTGCATATAGGATACTGAAATGAGCACGGGACAATGGATCGGCGCAATCCTTGGCGCCATCGTAGGGTTTATTCTTGGTAATTGGGTTGGTCT